ACTTGGTGGGTTTCTACGTCTTCCACGCCCAAGTTAAAAATGTCAAAATCTGCCATGTTTCCTTTTAGTTGTTTAGTTGTTTAATTGTTTAAATGTTTATTACTTTCAGTCCTTATAGTATGCAAAATTAATTAGTTTCAAGAGTTTGCAATAGTTAATATACTAGTTTCTGATTCTCTCCATCTTCCGTCCTTTAGCTTAAGCAGCCCGGCTTTGTGGAGTAATGATTCACGCTCTAAGGCAGTGATCTTGTTATCTCTCACCAAATTTATTAAGGCGTTATTGAGATGAAGAATTTCAGCAGTACTTAACATGTGCTCTCTTTAATTAATATCGTTTGCATATGTGTATTATATATCAAACTTTAGAATTGTTTCATTTAACTTATTTAAAAAATAGTTTGAATTATTTTGCAATAGTTTGGAACAATTTCCCAGGGCTTGCATATAAGTAATGTAATTTAAGAAAAGATAAGGTTAGGCTTAAGGTATCAAAGCACAGATTAGCTTAAATAGCTTATTAATTATTTATTTTGAATTAAATTGAATTAGTTTGGAACAAATCTCCCAGCCTTGCATATAAGTAATGTATTTAAAGGAAAGATAAGGTTAGCTTAAAGTATCTACAGTATAGGCTGCAAGGTAGCAAGCGTCGATAAGGTCATCAAGTGGCTTTGGAACTTTCTTCCCAGTTTCAATATTCTTAATATAGTTCCATAAAGGAGACTTAAGCAGAGATTTATCTTCAGTGGCATTAGCTTTAAAAGCATCAAACAATTGAAGCTTACTCATATTACCTTTACCTGCAAACTTCTTAAGAGTGGTTGGAGCGACAGTTAAAATATCTTCCGGCTTTAAGGCCTTAATCATCTTTAATTTTAAAATAGCTGCACCTGCTGCCATGTCGATCATATTATTGGTTCCCATCTTAGAACCATATGAAGAGCCCTCAAAGGCAATAGTATAACCATCGCTTTCATATGAGTTCTGTAAAATTAAATTGATAATATCATCAGCCATCTTGTCATACCTTTTGACTTTAGCTAATTCTGATTTTGAATAATCTTTATTACTAGTGAAATCTGGCTGTGCTACCATAGTAACATCTGGCAAGAGGCTAATTTCTTCCTGCATAAGCCTTTCAGCTTTAGTACCAGTTTTAGGTTTAAGATAATTTATAAAATGGTATTCTCTACCTTTATCATTCCAAATACAAATACCGGGAGAATTAAGTGAGAAATCTACTCCAATGAAATTCATTTACATTCTTTTACCCATAGTAGCACCTAAAGCAGTACCAACTAAACGGGAGGTTAATAAATCATAAAAGATACCTTTTTGTATACCTAATACTCTTGCAATCATTTTACCAACTGATTTACCTAAAGCAAATCCAGCAAGGCCACCTATAATAGAACCAAAGAAACCTTCATTAGTAAGCTCTTCGTTAAGTCTTTCTAGATCGTAAGTTCCATCTTCTTTCATATATTCCTTTTCGAACATATCTAAAGCATCATCAATTTGAGCCTCTAATTCTGGAGTCCACTCTTCTTGTAAACCCTCTTTAATAAGTTCATAATCTTTTTCAGATATATCGTTCTCTACTAAATAGTCATTAAATGTTTTCATCATTAGTTTATAATTTTCTTATTGTATATATCAATCAATCTCTATTCTAAGATCTAATTTGTTGTAAACGAATGAAAGTTCAAACGTTGAAAACTCAGCAACATTCTGTGCCATATTAAGATCTAGTGAATTAATTGATGTCATGATTGGTTTTTGAAACTCCATATAAGCAACACTTGCACCTTCAGCATCTAGAATTCTTAGGGTCATTGGGGGAGTATATGGGTCTTTCGTGGCCCTTGCATAATAATAAAGAAGAGTGTCCATCATTATCCAATAGTTAATAAAACCATCTAATAATTGTAGAGTCACTGTAAATTCTCTAGTAATAGTATTTTGAATTGGGACTGCACCTCTGTGGTATCTAGTCGTTCCATCATTATCAGCCTGTGTTGTTGGTTCAAATGCAACGCCAGGTATATTAATACCCTGTATTGAATAATTAATATAGTCGATTGGCTCTGCTAAAAGAGATCCAGGTATTCTATCTAAATAATTCTTATACTTGGCAGCCACTTCAGCTGGTATAAAGTTTCTAGGAAACTTAAAATCATAAAGATTATTTCTACTATTAAGAATCATATTATTTTATTTTATAAGCTTGCGGCTAAGCCATTTGTTGCCGGTTCAGTTCTAAACCATCTTCCACTAGTAATCATAGTTGTATCAGTTCCGTTATCCATACTAATATAGAATATATTGTCTTGCATGCCTCTAATCAATGAAGCGTTAGCTTCTGTGATTTTAAAAAGCACCTCACCAAGACCCATGTCAATTGACCTATCAGTCATATGATTAAACGTTAGTTTATTATTGCCATCCACGAATGATAAGACTATGTTCACGTCGCCTCCAAGATTAATATTGGTTAAATCACCATCAACAGACTTGGCTAGCTTAAACTTAATATACGTAGTCATTGGCGGTATTACTACTTTAAGATTTCCGCTTTTAACGTACTCCGAAGTACTTAACTCTTCTAATTCTTGAACACCACCAACAAGAGATTCTCTAAATTGTACTTCACTCTGGCCAATTACTACATTATATCTCTCTATAAATGCAGGGATTTTCTTAATACTTCTAGGCATTGTGTTAGAAATAAGATTACTAATTTTCCTGTTTGTAGATAGATTAGGTAGAATATTGTATATCTCAGTTAGAGTGTTATTTCCATTCACATTAATCTTCTGTAAAATTTTACCATATTTACCAGCTTGGTTAACAGTAAGACTTGCTCTTTTTACAATCTGTGTATTATTAGTTTGATTCCAAATTCTCATTGTAACATCTATAGAAAAGTTAACTGCAATATTAGCATTAACAATTACTGGCCTAAACACAATTGGAGAATCAAAATCTTCATACTGTGTATATGTTGTGGTAAATGTTTTAATCTCAGATAGACCAACTTGTTCAAATATATCAACATCAAACAGAACCATAATATCATCTCCAGCAGTCTGTATTTTATCTAAGATATAAGATTCAAACCCAGCAGTCGTACCATCTCTCATTCCATAAATATTAAAATAATCCCCATCAGTTGCATCCTCTACTACTAATGTGAAATCCTGAAATTCATCCTCTCTAGAAATAGTAAATATGTTTTCTATTCCAGTTTCAATATAATCAAATCCCCCTAACGTTGTTAGTTTATTAATTAATTTAAAACTAATTCCATAATTTGAAAACGGATCTAGATCTGAAGACCCTAAAGAACCATCACCATAAAATCTATCTAGAAATTCTTGGTTTTGATTAACTAACGTTGGAACTTTAACTTCTATAAATTTAGCAAAAAGAGTTTCTCCTAAAACAAAAGGTTTTGGATTAGCATGTTCATAATTACTTGAATTTAAATAAACTAATTGAGTAAGATTATTTTTAACACCAGATGTTCTTGCTGCCATTACTTCAAACAAGAAGCCTTCATAGTTTCTAGAAGCAAAGCTATACCCACTTCTTAAGTGTAATCTAATTGTATCGTACTTTATGTAATTTATATTAGCAGTGTTACCAGACTGTGATGTAATTAAATTAGCTTCATCAGAACCTGACCAATCCTCGTTATTGTTAATAAAATTAAAAGCGTCGTAAGCTCCCGTTGAATCATAACCCAAAAGGGCATATTTAGTAAGATCTTCTGAATGCTGTATTGCATGAAATCTACCTAGTATCTGATTAATATCATTACCAGCATTTTCATCTGGGTTTGCAAAAAGAGGATTTGCTCTATTTCCTATTGTAATTTTACCACCAATTAATCCAGTTGATGTATATTCAATTATACCATTTTGGTTAGGTGTAAATGTTGCAACATTAGTAACTGCCGAGTAAGTATAAATACCAAGAGCTCCTGTAATTTGAAAAGCTGTTGGATCTGTAAGACTTGCAAGGTTAAATTTATAAGTTTTACCATTTTGTAAAAGTAGAGTTCTGGCTGCAAAGTTCTCAATTGCTAGATAACCAGCAGATTCAGTTACATCAAAATTAACTACGTTGCCACCAAGCTCACTAATTAAATGTCTTTTTGCAGTAGAGTCTCCTTGTATAGTGTCTAAAAATTTAACTTCACTACCATTATCATCAACTTCTATCTGATATGCAGTAGGGTTTGATTGATCGTGGTATATGAATTCAATTAAGACGTCATTATCAATTCTATAATATGTAGATGATTGTGCCATAGTTTTTTAAAATCTCAACCATTTAGGTGACCAGTAAACTCCAACTCCAATTGAAGGACCAGTGCTAATTACTTGATTATTATTTAAGTTTATTCCATATCCAACGCCAATACCAATGCTCCATCCGGATTTCTTAGTGTTACGCTGGTTCAGTTTAGTATTTATCAGGTTTATATTTTCAATGTCTGAAACGTCAAGACCTGGATAGCTTGTAGATATTTTAAGCTGATTATAACCTTTAACATTTTCAATTGCTGCCATTAGGCTAATTGTTTGATCCAGTTTAATAAATGGATCGCTATAAGAATATGTACTATCTAGCCTTCTTATTATCAGTTCACCAAATAGACTTCTTGTATTACCACCACCAAAATCATCAAATTTATCAAACGATACTTTAGTTGTATTTGTGTCAACTTCAGCTACTGTAGTATTCGCTATAATAGTATCTTTAATTTCTACATTAGCTGATAACAAAGTGTTTACTTTGTTTAGATCTTTATTTAGATTAAGAGCCCTCTTGTATTTATCCAATAGCTTACCTTGATCACCTTTAAGATTATTTAAGTCAAATTCATAGCTTCTAATTTCAGATATTAAATTGCCGTTTTCAGCAGTTAACGTTCTAACACTATCTTTTGAAGCTAAATAATTATTAAATGTTCTATCAGAATCTTGCTTACTAATCTCTAGCTCATGTTTAAGATTTTCAGTTTGACTACATTGTCTTAAAAATAATAATATAAAAAGAGCACCCAATATAAAAATAAGGGTGTTCTTGTTGCTAAATATGTTTTTTATTATACTCATAAATTAATAATTCATTTCTTCTATTTAATACTACTAGGTATTTGTATTGGTGTTGGGTGTTACCGGTGCACTTGGAGCACTTGGAGAACCACCGGAAACATAGCCTTCAGATGAAAGGGTTCTAGTATCGGTAATTGTATCATATGACCTTACGTCAGTTGGCATAGTAAAATTAAAAGATATCACAGATTTAGCTATACGATCCTTGCGGGCAGTACCGGTTCCGGAACCAAAAACTGAATCGTCAGATCTTAAATCCTCCATGGTCATATATTCTATCATCGCAGAACCGTCGTTAGCCTCCGGAGAATATGCATAGCCCTGTTCTTTTTGATTATGCCACCAGTTATGCCCCCAGCTTGGATGCACTTTAGCTATATTAAAATAGTTCCTTCCTGGAGGTATTGAACCCCAATACTCATACTCTTGAATATCAGCTTGGTAAGCATTATCACCATATGTCCTAACCTTTCTAGTGGTAGTAGTTCCGGAAGTATAGTCACCCATATTATCAGAAGTGTTTACGTTTTCCGGTATTCTAAAATGAATCCAATCATCAGTTGCATTAGTATATGGAAACTTTGATTCAGGTCCAAAAAAGACAGCGACTCTAGCGCCCCTATATGCCATGGGCTGGTTTGCATCACCAGTGCTATTGTTAGCAGGGGATTGGCCGGAGCCATTTGTCATCCATGTAGTCCATTCACCATTAAGGTTAAGGGTGCCGCTACCTGCAATATTAATATCTAATGGTGCAGGATAATATTCTATTTGCCCCCAACAGTGAACTAAGTGCCCTGTTTTAACATAGCTTAATTTACTACCATTTTTATCTATTGCCATTGCAATTGCATATGGGCCATCATTGGTCAAGTCTAATGTAGTACTTGAATTGTTGTATTGTCTTTGGATCCAGAATAAGTCTTCAGAAAGGTGTATCGGGCCGTCTGGGTTATATGTACTAAGCTCTGTATTTTGGTAACCATCAGTATATCCTAAACCATCTGCTTTGTATATGGCGTCATTTGTAACAAATGGCTGCGACTGTGTAATTTCAGTAGTAGTAGCTTCACAAAAGGTAGGCACTTGATAAAAATAATCATCCATTCTTCTGTACTCTCTAACAGATCCAGAATTAGCAGGCTGTGCTTGACCACTTGCTAAAGAGGCTACTGTTTTTGCTTTAACAAGAAGGCCCTTGTCCTCCTCTACTATAACATCTGCTTCATTAATTTGATCTCTTTTAAATATAATAACATCTTGTGTAGGTAGATTCCCATCAGTGTTGTCTTCGCCCATTGTAGCTACTTCAATCCCAACAAGCGTCGCGCCAATTCCAACATTAAATCTTAAAATATCTTCATCTGTATTCTTCTCTGCTACAATATAAGTATCTTGATCGCTATCAATAACACCACCCAAGCCCTTCCAAGCAGTATCATGATATCCTTCAAACGAAGAGGTATCTGTGTTATACCTAATCATACCAGTAGCAGCACTGGCCGGACGATCACTTTCTACTCCGGCTGCTATTTTAACGTGGCTTGTGCTGTTAACATCTAAATAACCTGTTATTTCAACCGGCCTCGTGCTCTCAACTTTATTAGCTACGCCTGGGTTTAATACAATATCACCACTTGTTGAATTAAGCGTGATATTACCACCAGTTGCATCTATTTTAAATTTATTAGCCTCAAATTCAATTCCAATAATTGATGTATCCGAGCCCAAATCTTTCTTAGTAGAAAACCAAGTAGTTGTTCCATCATCTCTCCAAGTAGTATTTAATACATGGTTCGCATCTTTATAATATCTTAAAAAATTAGCTATAACATTAGGCCCGGAACTATCTCCTGTTGATAATGTTAACCTAGTCTCGCCATCTTGATTTCCAGCAACTACGGTTGGACTATCTATAAATGCTGTATCTCCAAGCCAAATCGTTGGTGATTTTGCAATACCTTGGGTCTTTGGCTTAATTATAATACTGTTATTAGCCGAATTCGATACACTATCCCATAATGTAGTAGCGTTTCCAGTTGCTCCAGTTGCTCCAGTCACACCAATCTCTCCCTTTTGACCTTTAACACCAGTTGCACCAGTACCACCAGTGCCCCCTTTAACGCCCTTGAGCCCTTGTGGCCCTCCTCCGTTAGCTAATATTTGATCAAAATTATAGTTAACCTTTTCAAACTTAATAGAGTCTGAATCATTTGGATGTAGAATTTCTTTTATATTGATTGCCATTTTAAGACTTTATTTTTATCATAGGCTTAATATCATATGAATAGCCTAACCTTTTATTATATATCAATCTGAAATTAAGAGGTGTTTGAGCGTGTGGTTTATACCCAAAGTTAACATCAACAGAAAAACCATTAGTACTTAAATCATCAACAGTATTACTGTTAATAATATTCGACCCAGATCCTTTAAACGCTTTAGTAAATAGATTTAAACTATCTACAGTAAACACATTTAATAGATTTTTAATTGCGTATGATTCTGAGTCATCCACCAGGCTAGTTTTATCGCCAATTGAATCTGCTGGTTTCACGTATAAATTCATCGTTGCCAACACACCAGAGTCTCTAAGTCTTTTATAGATAACTTCATTTAAATAAAAATCAGCAATAATAGTACTCTTATCTTCAAACAAAACCACATCTGTTGTGTTGTTTGAGTTTCTAAGAATATCATCTAATTCTTCTTTACTATTAACTACACTAGATGTATAGCTTAATAAGTTATATGAATTCTCCAACGACATCATTGTAGATGCTAAATATGACCTCTCTTCTATTACATCAAAAGTACCAGGTACATTTATTGAACCACCACTAACGAGTCCTCTAGTATAATAATTAGAATCCCAAGAAGATCTAAACACATTAATGTCTTTTTTGTCAATAGCGATTTCACTAATAAGTGGATAAAGAGGTGTAAATTCACTTGATGCTGTTAATTTAGTAACACCAGTTGTGTTAACCTCATTCACTTTATGGTAAAAATGATTCTTAATCATACCCCAGTTTTTATCATGATCTCCACCCTCTGTAGGATAAAGCTCAACTTGTTCTATGCTATCTTTTATAAATCCAAGATTAAATGAAACCCCAGTTCTATTATACTTATTATAATAAGCCCTTGCTATTTCTATTTCATAAAGCCTAGTCATAGAATGTTTATATAACACTTCATTATAATTTTGCTCAATAGTACTTATTGAAATATACGGGCGATCAACTTTAAAATGAGTGTATATGTCTGTAAAGGTAATAACTGGCCTCATGTCCACAGTATAGTTACCGGAATGTCTAATCAAGAAAGGATAATATGGAGTATCTTCTACTATATTATAACCAATATTACCTGAGTTTAACTTATATGATTTTGGCTTCTCAATATCTTCAGTTACTGTTAACTTTGCTTCCTTAATAATTTCTTTACCCCCATCAAAGTTAATTATAAACCTATTATTTGAAACAGTTCCATCAACATCAATTGTCGTGTATTTAATATCTGAACTTCCTGAATTTAATAGACTTGATACATTATTAATTGAAATCTTCTCTAAAATATTTTTATGGGCATTAACACCACCTCCTATATAACTGTACTCTGCGTTTTGTTGTAAATATTGAGTCAGCAAAGATGTCGGCAATAAGCTAGTAGGAGCACCCTCCAAATGCGGAATACTCTGTAATACTAATTCATTACTAGAATTTACGGATTGTATTGTGGCAATGTATGAAGTTCCGGCAATGAAAGTTATTTTAAGTTTACCATATAATCCATTCGCACCAGTTGTAATCTGGTTTTCAAAGTCTGGAGCTGCTCCATTTGAGTCAACGATACCAGATACTATATAAGGTCCAGTACCAGAGAAATCAGCATTTACAAAATCTAAACCACCAGATATATTAATATCAGCATATTTCCACGTATCATTATTGCTCACTCCGGAAACCTCAACCATCGCATGGTTTAATTCGTATAGTTGTTTGGTTGCCAGCTCACTATCTATAAATAAATCGTTAATCGTTAGTGTAATAAAAAGTATCACAAATTTATGTGCTTTATTCTGTATTACATCATATTCTATACCATTAACACCATTAGCATCTGCAGTTTTATTAATCTTAACAATAGTGCTAAACTTATAACCATTAAACTCAGTATTCTTAATAAATTCAGTTGCTTTATCAGCAGTAAATTCTTTTCTAGATTTAAACGTTACTTTAATACCCTTAAAGAAGGTGCTAGCAAACCCTATGTCATTACCTCTTTCTATTAATGTATATTTTTTAACTATTTCAGATTTTAGAAAAGCAGTCATATTCCATAGCGGAGGTGTTTGTTCTACAACCCAAGGCTTTGCATTAAACAATCCCACCTCTAAGCCATCAGATACCATTAATTTATCAAAATAATCATTATCAACGCCAAGGAATAAATCTTTGCTTAAAGTAAAATCTCTAATAAAATTAACATAATTAAAATCATTATTAACATCATATGGTCTAACATAACCAGGCGGCCTATCCATATAGAACCACTCATGTGTAAATGATTTTCTATCTCTACCTTCAACATCCAAGTCAGGGGCAAAATTAGTTCTACCAAATGCCTCGTTAGCATTTAAGTAATAAGGCTGTTCTCTGGCAGTAAGTGTATCTTTTAAAACCCACTTATTAATATTTGGCACAACCCTAGAGTTAATAGCAAATTCCTTAGTATTATTCTCTTGTAGTCTATCAAACTCAGATGCTAAGAACCCACTAGCAACCCCTTCTATAGTTTCGTTTTCCAACACCGGTAAAAGATTTGAAAAATAATCTATAGGGTCTAGATCATAGGCCTCATCTAATACATCTTCGGGTAGAAGTCCCTCATATGGAGGATTCCCTACTATTTCACTGGTTGCTAAAAAAGCTTTAATATCTTTATATGGGTTATATTTTATATTGGCAGATTTTTCTTTGCCTAGGCCTTTAAGATCTGAGTTAGCAGTATCGTAAAAGTCAAAGTTTAAATCATATACATTATATGCTGAAAACAAACCAATAAGAAGCTTATTCTCTCTAAATAATCTGGCCTCTCCGGAGCTTATAGAGTTTGTATCTTCTAATATTAATTTATGAAAATCACCAGTTATATCATCAATATTATCTACAATATCAATAACTTTATTATATGTATTATTATACTTAGTAGGAATGTAATCACCAACAGAAACCTCACTAATAGTATTATCACTTATTAGGACTGATTGATTCTCATTATGTCCGCCATTAAAATAATGAGCAGCCCAATCGCCAGTCACATTAGCACCAAGTCCTAGTAAATTATCTGCATCTACATTATCAGCATCAATAAAATCAACATTATTACCTGAGTTAATTAAAAAAGCATTTTGCATTGTTCTATAACCGGCAATATTGCTTTTAACATAAACATATTCACCAGAGTTAAATGATGTAAAGTCTTTTAAATTATTAATAGCAGCAGAAATAGCAATAGCTATATCACTTAATTTCCCATCCTGTGAAAATTTATTACCTTCAAATCTACCTTTTTGTAAGACTCCAGGACCTGCAGCATATACTGTATTTTCATTTAAGTTAACGTTAGTATAAATTTTAGTAACTTTAAGAATATTATTAGGGGCTCCAGTAATAGCCAACTCTAGATCTCCAAGGCCAGCTAAAGTTTCTGTTAAGTAAACTGAGTTACTATCTTGTGAAAAATACATAAGCGTTGCAAGGGTGCTTGCATCAAACCCGGCTTTAAAATTAGCAAACCCATCCGCTTGAGTTGGGCCTGTAAAAAAAGAAAACCTAGGACCAGAAGCATCTGTTACTGTTATTGTTTCACCAGGAGTGTGTTTAATAAATTTAAAATTATAAGCCTCTTCTTTAGTCCCAACAATAGCAATATTATCATTAATAATTGGAGTTGCTTTAATCTTAAACTTTACAAAATCAAAACCTCGCGCTTGGTACTCTTCAATATTAATTGATTTACCAGTATCTTTAATCCCTAGATTCTTAGTAATTTCATCGCCGCTGTCTATAACATTTAGGTCTAGATTAGATTCATCATAATATGAATTTGAATCTATTTTAAAATACTTATCAGCAAGAGAAACATAACCTAATGTTGGTGTAGTTTGTATTAACTTACTAGAAGGTATCCCAGAGTATCCTAATTCCGGCATTACATATGAATCTACTGATTTAAATTTAAGCTTACCGTAATTACTACTAGAAATTTCACCTAATCCAGAATCAATATCATCTACATATAAGCCAAAATATCGATTAACAGAGTAATCAGCTGCGGTTAAATCATCGAACAAAAATTCAAGGTTTAAAATATTAGCAGATACCATGGAGTTTCTCTTAAAACCATCGGTAATAAAATCATTAGCCTCAATTAAAGGCTTATCTGTTCTAACTAAGTCATTATGTAAATATTCAGGCTTACTAGTAAACCCACCTTTAACTAAATCTATTCCATTATAAGAAGACTTTTCATTTTTTTCAAACGAAAAGGTTAGAGGACTTGCAGGAAATCTTTCATCTTGCACGTGATTTCTAATATATTGCCCAATTGAACTATTATTTGTTAAGTCAAATGTTTTTACAATCTCAGCATTCGCTAGCATTGATTGTATTCTAGCTAAGTTGCCATCAGCAGTATCATCAAAAGCAGTGCTAGTTGCCGGTTTTGCTACTTTAAATATAACAAACTTTTTTGGCATATTAAGATCTGCCCATATTGGTGCAAATATTCTAAACTTCTCTTCATATAATTTTGAATAGTTTAGAGTTGCCCCATATTGATAATCCTCCTCAAGCTGTGATTGATAGTCGTCTAATACAGAGAGATCGGATTCTGTTCTTCTAGTTCTATATGCAATATCATAAGGTGTTTTCTTAGAATTAAAAAAATGTGCAATATCATATGAGTAATAACCAGCAGGGCTGATTTCATTTCGCTTATATTTAATACTTGCTAAATCCTTCGTCGCGTCAATAGATTCTAAATAAATCTTATTACCGCCATCTGCTATAATTTTAATATTTGTAGTTAACTTAGGGTTTGTCCTTAACAAAGGCCTTGCAACATTATCTAGTTTATAATTACTCTCTGTTAAAAAATTAGGCTTTGGGGCTTCCTCGTTAGTGCATGTAAAGACTTCGCGAATTATACCATCTTCGCCAACTCTAATTACGTAACCTAGATTAGTTTTATACCAGTATTGTTTATTTGGATCCTTTGTGCCGTGCTCATCCTCAATGAATTTATCATCAATAAGCCCATCACTATCAATATAAATAGGGACATCTACAATTGGGATGCCATATCTGTCAGCGTTAAAATATCTAAGGGTACCATCGAGCGCTAACTTACATGCTGCTAATGCTGTGCCAGTATACTCTTCTCCGTTTATTTGAAAGCTTAATATTGCCATTAGTTAATTAAAATCTTTTATATAGAGTTTATTCTCTAATATATATCTTCGATTTTATCTAACTAATTGAGCTGCTCTAATAGAGTTTAAATTCTTACCCCTTGGGCTATACTTTGCGAATACCTCTATATCAAAAGAGAACTGTTCTTCAGATTTATCAAAAATGTCTAGGCCGATTGTTTTTGTATAAGTTAAGTTACCAAATCCAAACTTAGAGAATCCACCAATTCTACCAATATCAGTTGATGAATCATTACCAAAGTAATCAGTCATTCTATATTGGAATACAACATCTAATGATACACTATTACTACTGGTCTGTGTTCCTAATCTTTCGGTACTGGCCTGTGGTAGAACCTTTTTAGTACTCTGTCTAGTCTCACCATCAGTACGTAATGTTAACATATTAATTGGAGCTAAGAATAAGAAAGCTCCTACTGATTTACCACCTAATAAATATTGGTCATTTGCATCAAACGACATTTTAAATGATCTGTCTCCAGCTGCTATCATGCCGTCCATTTCCATATAACCTAATTGCTTCTTAGATAAAATATTAGAATCAGCCAGAGTTATGCCTCCAGAAATTTGATAAGGCAAAACTAATCCCGAAGTTTCAATCGCTGCTGAAATAGGCATAGTATGAATAGCATTATTAACTAATGCCTGGACCGACGCTTGTTGTTCGGTTTCTGTTACTGCAGCAGAGTCGGCGACACCGGCGATTGAATCCGCATAAAGCCCCTGTAAATCCGGGTGTTCTTTATGTAAATAAATACTGCTGTTATATTGACTTGCTGTTATATTACCAGTACCAAATGTAGTTACATCAATTTGAGCTGCACTAAAATCAAGAGTTAAATCAACAGGGCTATTTGTCCCGGCTTGGTCCTTACCAAACGTACCTGCCCATATAAAGTCAGCGTCACCGGCATTACCACTCACTATTAGTGGTGTTGTTGTTGTTGAGCTTTCAAACCCTGCATATCCAAGAACATGTTCATATTGTGTTAAAGATCCAATTGCTGCAGTAGTATCAATAGGCTCAATGTTATAAAGCGATTGAGTACCTGAGATATCCATAAATCTAGAATAGATAAACTGCCCTCTTCTTTGTGCTGATTGATATGGAGTGTCATGTAATAAATCTAATGAACTAAGTTCAGTACTTGAAATATTTTGATATTGTATAGGCACTAAGTCATACATCCCTTCGGTTGTATAGTAAGTATCTGCAACAATCCTATTATCAGTAGTTTGTGCTCCAGCGTCGTTTATTGGATTACCAAAGCCATTTGTGGTAGCAGCTGCAAGTGCAGTTGCTGATTTATATGCTGGTTTTGTTCTATCACCAGTAAGCCTTGAAATCAACTCTAACGTAGTCGCTTTTGTGTTTTCTATTACTAATTTAAACGTCTTAGTAACAATATGCCCCTTCTTAACAGTAAGATCAGAAACTTCATCAGTATAATACCCAGCAAATATTTGATTTGTTGTATCTTTATTGATAATCGTAACCGTACCGTCTTCCGCGACAAGTTTAACAAGCAGTTCACCTTTAGTATTTTCAATTTGTTCTTGTAATGCAGAAATTTGCAATTGAAGTTCAGTTAACTTATCAAATACAGAAACTGGTTTTTGCTCTGGGGATAAAAATCCTGAAGCTAAATCAGTTGCAGTATGTGCATAAAAGTTTTCGTTAGATGTAAATGATCCTGCAACGTGAGTAAAGACTCCTTGTGCTGCTAACTCTTCATTTAATTTAACTTTAGTTACTTCAGATATGTTTTGTTGAATTAATGCATTAATATCAGTTGTATCAACTTCACCAACTGGGAATGGGATTGAAACCGGCTCAGACCAATCCGATAAGATTGGGTTTGCAGGATATCCGGCTTCAGAAATAGATTTAACTCTAATTTCAATAGCCTCTCCTTGAGATATTGAAATATCTAGCTGATTAAAATTAACAGCCTCGCCATCTTCAACCTTTGAATCTTGCCATCTAAATTTACCGTCAGCATCTTTAGCCCTTGACCTAGCAGCAGTTTTAACTTCTGACCAATTTGAAAAAATAGCAGTCTTCTCCTTTGAATCTTCAAGAAACGCAAGTTGATTAACAGGAGGAGTTTTACCAGATGTAGAAACATATCTATATTGAACAAAGAATTGTACAACATTTTGAGCCATTGTTCCTGCAACTGTTTTTGCAAAAGGTATAGACCAAAATCCACGTACTCTGTACTTAGGGGCCACGCCACCGATGTTTGTATCAGTTGACAATGATTGTATCTGTGTTACAATTGAGCTATATAAAGATGCCTCTGATGATCTCTGGTCGATTAAACCTGCAAGCTCATTTTTATCACTATCGCTCTGTATTGCAGACGCATATAGTTTAGTTGCCATCTCTGATCTCTTCTTAGAGATAGTATCGTCTAACTTCTTAATTGCCTCCTCTACTGAAGCTTTGTCAGAAACTAATTTTTTAATTTTAACAGCAGCATCACTTTCAGTTAAATGTTTATTAACTTGAACCACTTTAAAATTATCAGCAATTAACACCGGAGCATCTGGTATAATACCTTGAGTCGCTGGTGGGATTGCATCATCCTTTAGTGCTTTAATATATCTACCAAAATCAGCTACTTCGTCAGCATAGTATTCTGCAAGGTTTTGTACAACACCATCTTCTCTAGTAATTTCAAGATCATTAGAATAGAAACCAACACCAGGTGACCATTGCTCTGCTAACATCTTAGATACTGGATCAATTGCTTTAATAAAGATTAGCATTCTTTCATTAAATCCAACATTAATCTCAGCCTCTAATGTATTGCCAACATTTTTATAAATAGCAAGAGAATCCGCGGTTATTTTTATTGGTTCGAAACCTTCAACCAGCTCTAGTTCAACTTGTGAGCCATCAACCTTAGTAATTTTATACCTAGTGTTTTTTAATAATGAATTTACCATTAACTCATCACCTGGCTTAATAACCTCAGTTCTATCTAATTCTTTATTAGAGTCACTGTATGTTAATTGATCTAGTGTGTATAGTTTAATAGGTTTTGTTTTAGTTACACCATCAATAATAACTTCTCTCTTAGAGTCACTAATTGTTGTAACATCAAATTTACCATAATACCTACTATTTCTATAAGGCATATCTCTTACCTCCTCATCATTAGTATAACCAATCTTATTATTTGTAAGCCCGGCTAATGCTGCAGTATAAGTAATATCATTTGTGTTAATAAAATTATCATCAAAGTAATCAACTGCAACTTGGTCAGTAGAATCAAAAATAAACCTTTTAATTAAAACTCTTTCTGTATCGTTAGGTATTTGACCTGTAATATCAAATTTAGCTACTAATAGTGGATTTAAGAAATCTTCAAAAAAGTAATTAGATTTAATATCGAAAGTAGTTGGTCTGTTTATTACAGTTATGTCAGACGCTGGTGTTTTAAGTACAGATGTAATTACCTTTTGGAAACTACCATCAGCAAGTCGAATAGTACTATTACCAACGCCAAGCCCACTAAGAGCTTTAAGATTAGTATCTAATCTTTCAAGTTCTTTCTTCATAAAACCAAAAGAAGGAACATAAACAGTTTTCGTGCCTCCTTCAGATGTTAATATTTCTAAAGGAACGTTCTGCTCACTGGTTGTTATAGCTTCATTAATTCTTTCGAAAGTCTTTAATGAGTTAACATTAATCTCAAGAAGCTGTTTTATCGTGCTGGAAATAGAATTGTTTGTATTCATCTTATCTTAAAATATCTGCTTCAAATTTATAATTTATTGGGTCTACACATGTAATCTCAATATATGGCTTTGTCGTAAGCAACTGTCCCGGGGCAATATTTATGATAGTCTTATCAAAATCACTTACCTTTCCAGTTCTAACTATAATATTATGTCCATCCATGTCAATTGTATCAAATGCTATTTTAAACACTTGGCCAGCTTGCCACGCAACTACACTATCATCAATGTATATATACAAATCATCATTAGGTACACTTGCTGCGAACGTTTCATATAAGCTCATTCTATTAGTATAAGACTGAAGTTTTGTCCATATACCTTGACTCTGAGCCCCAGAACCACCTAATCCTGCGTCGAATAAAGTAATTCCGTCAAGTTTTGCTCCAACTGTCGATGACGCTAAGTCCCATAAATAATTTACACTTTGCGCGTAACCAACAACCGTGTTGTTAATCTTAATATGACCACCTGCTGTTTTATCAACAGTAGTACCTTTACCATTAAAGATCACATCGGTATTATATTGTAACTCAGTCGGAATCGTCCCATCAATTAATGAGTTTAATTTCTCGTGAGCCTTCTGTATTAATTTTAATAATGAATTTGAGTCTGCTAATTGAATTGAAGCATTTTGAAAATCAGATTCTAATGATGCAATTCTAGTAACAATATCTGAAGTATTAGCATTTGACACTAATAGATTCTCTATCTCATCAACTCTAGATGCAATTGTAGAATATCTATTATTAGCCTGTACTATAACCTCAACTGCATTCTCTAAAGCAGTTGTCGTGTCCATAAATAGATCCATTGAGAAAGTAGTAAAGTCATTAATACTTGTTTCTACTCCAACATTATCTAAAGATGAATTAAATTTAAGGTTAAGTTTTAAAGAGAACGCGTTCCCGTTAAGCCCAGTTACCTCATTTGGCTTATTTTTAATTTGCTCGTTAATTTTAGAACCAACACCACCTACAGATTGTATATCATCTAATATAAGAATTCCATAAAGGTTAGTTGATCTATTGGCCGGAGTAGACTGGCTGTGCATGTCATAGTAAACTAGAATGGCATTAAAAGTAAACTGTTGACCTGCTTTAGAATAATCCGATAAATTTTTAAGAGTAGATCCGTTGGCAACTTCAGCATAAGCAGTAGAGTTCCATTCTATTTGTACACTATCAGTTGAATTAACTGCTATATTATAAGTAGGACCATCTGCAATAGTATATGCATCTACAATAGTATTTAAATCTAAACTTGGATCTGGGTGTGTTTGTCCAGCTCTACCTTCAATATCATCTTTAGCGTAAAGCTTTGTTGCTGTTGTATTATAGTACCCAGGATTAAAAATAACTTGTGGGGTATAACCAACTGAAGTTGGTACATTAATAAACACCTCATGATAAGTATTACCAGAATAAGCAACGTCGTTCTCTGCGTCTATTGTACCTAAATACTTAACAACTCGATCATATGCAGAAACACCAACACCATCACTATTTGCATTTTCAATATAACCACCAACTGTACTTGTATTAGAATCAGCGGATGTTAATTGAATTGCTCCTAATGAGCTTAACCATTTAAAGAATATTTTCTCAGAATCAGATTGCAATATAATTGGATCATAGTCATCATCTTGTAGAAGCAATTCTTCCATGTTTAATGCATAGTTCTGAAAGGTCTGTGCGAAATCAACATTAGGTGCGGTTGCAACATAATTTGAACCAGAGGCCTCTTTAAGGTTTAGTTCAAAATCGATAGTATTTGAACCAGCAACTGCTGTTGTAAAATCCGGAAGATCTAACAAAGCGAATTTACTAAATTCAAATTTAATATCTGGGTTGTTAAACGCCCTAGTCATATCCTTTGCAGAAGATGCAAATGCATACATGGTGCCGCCTTGCGACTGGGGTATTCTAACTAGTGGAGTTGCCATTTATTAATTATTTTATTATTATAAGATTGTTGCCTTGTGTGATGCAATTACATACCAAATAGTACTGAAACATCTTAATGTCACTGTAGAATTTAATCCATCTAGTGAAATTGAAGTTGCTGCTAATGATGCTCCAGTTGCTGCTGTAATCGTGTATGCACCCTTTGCAATAATAGTTACCTCTTGTCCATCTGCTCCTACTGGAATTGTAAAGTTCCCATCTATAAAGTATGCAGACGCTGCAATTGAAGTAGGGGCTAGTATAGTAGTTGTTGTTCCCATGCTACCCACTGTTCCACTTTTAATTATGTTGCCAGCTGCGTTAAGTGCTCCACTAAATGTGGAATCCACATAAAACGTAGCAGAACTTGAAGTGATTGTTGCTATAGCACTCCCACCGCTAATTAAGCTTAATGAAGCTGCACTTACGTTTGTTAAACCAGTCAACGTATTTGTTGTAGGGTCTAATAACGCAGTGATTGTAGCTAACTCATCATTTAACAATTCAAAATTGCTATTGATAGTTGGCCTTGACGAAGAAACTGAATCAGTTCCTAAAATTTCTGTAATGTTTGCCATTTTTAGTTTTTTATTTTACTTTTATCATGTTACGTTTTACAACGTTTTTATTTCCGTATGTGTCTTCAGCATTTAATTCAATTGAATAGAATCCTGCCTCTTGAAAAATATAAGTGAACCACATATTATTATAGTATATATCAGCATTTTCAGGGTTCGTTGAATGTTGAATTTTCCAGGTTGGATTTTTTAAACCTGGCATTAGAGAACCTTCCGCTGCAATTGTAATATGAGTAGATCTTTCTACTTCAGCAAAATCATGAAATACTCTAGTGTTATCAAACGTAGGATTGTAATGAATTACATGCTGAAGCCCTTCTGTGATAAATGTACTATTTATAGCAACTTTATCAAAATCATAATTTCTAGAATACTCTTTACCCACCGCAATAATATAAACAAATAGTTCATCGTTACCTCCAATAGCACCTGGATCCAAGAATACTGGATTGTAATTAAACTTACTAATTATAGGATCAGTAGACGTATTAAGTTCATTTGCAATAGTTTGCCATGCAACAATATCTAAAGTACTTGCTGCAGTTGGAGAAGTTATTGTAATCTCACCAGTAAGCTCTTTGTTAGTAGTAGGGTTTATGTGCCAAATTTTTAAAACATCGCCAGTACTAATATCATTTATCTTAAATGAAGCAGTTTGATCCATACCAACTCTAGTATAGTCCCATGCTAGGTTTTTAGTGTCTAGCCATCTATATTCTGCATCTTCCCATCTATAAGGTCCTGTTGTTTCACTAAAACCAGTCTCAGAATAAATATCTTGGTATCTTCTCACTGTTGAGAATCTTACACCTTGTGATTCATCATGTAAATAATTAGCTCTATCTAATGTTAAGTATAATGCTGCAATATGCTCATCAATTGTAGTTTTATTATCTTGAGCAACATCCCAATATCCACCTGACTTAGACCAATCCAATTTCTTGTCATTCCACGTAGATGATTCTAGCCATTTATAAATACCATATAACTCAATGTTTTTTAATTTAACATCTGTGATAGAATCTTCTCTATAATGAGACCTGTGTCCAAACAAATCATAAGTTCTCATCTCAACATTAATATTTCCATTATTAGTTATAAAAACCGGCAGTCTTAAATAATCATCAATTGGCCCTCTATAAGTTTTAGTTATTCCAGAAGACTCTGTAACCAGCCATTCTATTTCATACACCCAACGTTTCCACCAATTATCCCAAGTGATCCCAGAATGTAATTGTTGAGTACCGTTTGGTGTTGGTGCAATTCCAGTTGGATCTGCATCTTCCCATGTAAAAATAGCTTCATCCCAAATATCATCAAATGATTCCGTGCCATCAAGAATTATTGGACATCCAACTGGAGTTCCTTCGTTCCATGTGCTTAAATCACGATCATGGTAATTGTCATAAAAAGATTCAACAATCCCACGTAGCTCTGTCATCTCATTAGAGGTTAACAGTGAATAATCTAGATCTCTATAATTTAAAAATTTAACATAATTACTGGCTGCATCATTTTGATCTAATACATTACCAATAACCAAAGCCATATCTTCTATAAATACTTCTCTTTTATCCGGAGTTGCTTTAAACTTTAAATCATGTCCCTCACTAAAGTAAGCAATCGCGTTTTGTGTATTCCAAACATTAAGATTCTTTTGTGTAAAATAATCACCCTCTGCTGTTATGTCAACAATCTTGGCATTAAGCGGTAAGTATTCTAATTGTAATTTTTGTTTTAATCCATATAGCTTGATAAGTACTTCATCTGGAGTATAATCAAAACTTTCTTTTACATTTGGAAAATCCCATTGATCATAAGTTCCATCAGCTTCATTTAACCTATACACAAGGCTAAACTTACTAGTTTTCTTCATAGTACTAGATGGTAACTCAATAGTCATTTGTTTTCTAATCATCTCACCCCTAACAGATGAGTTTGCAACTGGGACTGCATGTAGCTTACCAAAATTACTTCCGGTACCATCAATATTCATCCAGTATTCCTTTAGTGTAAGTTTATTATAACCAAAGAAATCAATCGCATTTAAGATTGCTTTATATGTACCAACAAATGGCTTAATATTATGTAGCTCTAAAAGAAGTTCTTTTCTTTTTTGATTTAATAAAATATAATCAGGTGACATCTCGCTAATGTCATGATCTTTAAATAATAGAAAATCAGTTTCATCTAAGCTAGCTCCAAAATTTTGTAGAAGAATTTTTAATCTTTCATCTTCTGCAACAACTTCACCGTAACAAAGTATATCAGCAATCTTAGTTTTTATACCAGATGCTGTTTTAGTATAAATAGATAGAGTTCTTTTATGAGAACCTTCTTTGTTAGACTTAATAGCTATATTAACCTGTACTGCTGAATCGTCTTTAATATTTATAGATTTAAGACCATTAGCATTAACCGAATCTACAACACTATAGTCAACTAAGTTTACTTCATATGTTTTTAATTCTGTTACTACAGGGATGCCATTAGCAAGGCCCGTAGAGTACATCATGATATCATCAGACGCAGTTGGATCTAATTCCCATGCAAATACTAATGAGCTAATGTCGCTGTTAAGTGCGCCTTCAGAAATAGGTTTATTAAATACAATGTCTCCCAAGTGCTCTGCTTGTTCTAATATAAAAAGATTAACTGTTTCATATAAGCCCTCAGAAACTTCATCAAAATAGATCGCACCTCTTAAAACTTCTCCGGGATCATCGCTAGAGAGGTTTAAATCGTAATCAACACCTTTAAAATATCTTAAATTATTCATTATCTAACAGTTTCGTCATCTTTTTCAGTAGTATAATTCTTAAAATTCTTTAAAAATCTAATACCACTTGTTATATTATATAAAGAGTCATCTAAGAATCCAACAAATTCACTTAGTGTTTGGCTTCTTAAAATAAACGGAGATACAGAATTTCTTAAAATTCCATCCTCTTTGTAATCGCGACCTATATTATACCTAATATCTTGTCGCTTCTTTTTTACATCGTATAGCTTTTCACTTTTATAACCTAATAAGTCTTTAAATGGATTCATAATTATTTAAGTGCTTTTCTATTTCCAGCCTGTGCTCTAGTATAAATAGATCTAGGTACTGGTATTGGGTCGAAGTTAATACTTAATGCTGCTTCTTCATTCATAAGGACATCATCCTCTATTACATCTCCATCTCTATCTTTCCATCCACCTCTAAATAATACAACCTCTTCCTTTTCAATAATAATATCACCCCATTGATCTAGGCCTTTAATATCATCTGGTATAACAGTTGTGCTATCAACAGATACATTCTCAACCGTTTCTATTTTCTTAAAGAAAACATATTTTTGTTTACCATTACCAATTTCTTCTAAAACAACTGGCTCTTGTGGAATCACTGTAGTAGTTATAGATTCATATCGACCTAATCTAATAGCAGTCTCTTCAGTTTCAGAAATAAATCTAACGTTTACTGAGTCAATACCTTCAATTTCTTCTAAAATGTAAATAATATCGGATTTTGGCAATTTATCTCTTCTTGTGATATTTAATAAATAATTTGCAACAACCCCTCTGACATCATTAAAGATATCACTTTTAAAATGGCCCTCAAAATATCTAATATCAATATCCATAGAGTATTTTCTAACTTTAGGTTTTACAAAACTTACTTCAGTAGTCACCATCATTTGGCCAGAATCCTGCAGCGCTTTTAACATTGCGTCATATTCAGAATCAGCAAAGAACATCTCTTGTTCCGGCATTGAAAAATAATCTTGACCCTTAGCAACCTTTCTTTTTATATCTGGCGTTGCAAAAATATAGATTACATTATCATCATCTAAGTAATTGTCATCTGTTCTATTGTATGCGTCAATGTAAGAGAACATCCCGTACTTTGAAAGGAAGTACTCATAATTATCTGGCGTTGCCAGTACGAAGCTCTTAGATGCCATAGGAGTTAAGATCTTTGTGAAATCAATACTTTCTCTATCAGCTCCCATTTTAGGGGAAGATGTAACTTCAATCATTAATAATTCATTAAGGTCGTGGAATACACCAGCGCCATCCTGGCCTTCCTCTGTAAATTTTACCTGTAATTCAGTTGAGTCTGAAATATTACCAGCAGCACCCTTATGTACTAAATACTCAACTTCAATGATAGCACCTTCGGGCGGTATCATTCCAAAGTTTTCATTTCCAAAATAAACATCTAAACCTCCGGCAATACCGGTTTTAATAAGATAGCCTTTTTCATTTGCTAATATATCATATAATGACTCATGTTTAGTCCACTTTTCTCCATTAACACTAACCGAGACTCTATTATGATCTGTTAGTTTACCACCAGTTTTTACATTAAAAGATTGCATCGCATCTCCAGTTGATGTAAATGTTTGATCCTCGAAAACACCCTGCACGACAGCGGTTGTTACCGGTAGCATGTTAGTTTTATCAATTCTAAAAAACTCTTTTGGTGTCAGTAGTGTATAAAATAACCCATTTGTTTGAAATATAACCTCAGCCTTACCATCAATAACTATTCCATTACCTGCTATTTTTGCTTTATCAGCACCTGGCTGCCACTTAAATCTAATTTCACCAAAAGCAGCATAACCTCTAGTTGCATCATGTCCAGTTAATCTTGACATCCCGTACACAGATTCAGCATGCTGCGCTGTATATATGTTTTGTTCTACTAGAGAATCTTCTATATAAAACATTAAGAGCTCAGTAATATCAGAAAGAACCGATATTATTTGAGCGAACGGGGAAGCTGCTGTAAATAGAACAGAAGATCTCTTGTACACTCTAGTGATATATGTAGAAGCATCCCTTCTAATATCATTAGCGGTGGTCTTAATTTTACTTAAAAATTTTAATTCAGCCATTTGTTTTACTTATAATTTATGCTCGTACTGCTACTGTATACTTATTATCTATCTTAATATCTATATAGCCTATATCCCGAGCTTCACCTTTTTCAAATGTAATATCAATTGTCACGTTATGTTTTTCTGACAATGGACAATAATCATTTAATTGGTTTCTAATTTCTTTTCTAATTTTATATTCAGCAAATCCAAACGTAAATAACATATCTTCTAAACTGCACCCAAAATCAGGCTTGCCTAGAACATCTCCCTTTTTAGTAAATAAAATAGTTTCAATTTGAGTAATGAGTTGTTGTATCTCATCTTCAATTTGAAGTTTGTTTACTTCAAAATTAGGATCTTCCTGTGTTTTAATATAAATTTCCATCTGTATATATATTCATTTTTTAAGAGTGGAACATCCAGTCAACTCCTTCATCACCTTTAATCTCTTCTTCGATTGCAGATAGTTCATCATCACCCATATCTTTAATTGCACCATAATCAAATTCAACGTTACCAGGCATCGCGAACTTAAAGATACCTAACTTAGCTCCTAGTGATTGTTTTATCTTTGCACTAATATACCTAAAGAAGATCTCATCGTCGTACAGGGCACAGTCTGAGATGGTCTCATATACCTCAAGTATAACATCTCCCTTTGGAGTATCACCCATAATCTTTAAATCACCAGTTAATTGTGAATAGTTATAAGAGATTGGATTATTTAAGATCTGTCTAGACATATCTGCTAAAGAAGCATTAAGCACATAAAACTGTAATTCCTCTGCTTGTTCAGCTGCACCAGAACCTTCTGACATTCCCCTAAATAACATCTTCTCCATAGAGAAATCAGAACCGCTTTGGAATCTAACATCCATTCCACCACCAGCTGAATTCCAGCCAGAAGAAAGATCATGTAAACCAAAAACAGAATAAACAGCACCGCCCAAATCTTTCTTAAGCCCTTCAGGATCACTAGAGCCTGCATGTGGTAGTGTTAATGTTCTATTGCTCTTAAAGTATTCAGTATCAAAAATACTACGAGGTATATGGTAATAGTTCTCCTTTACAGAATACTCATATTTTTTATAGAACCATTTCTTAGCTCTTTTAATAATATTAATTATCTCACGCTGTGGTAATTGTACTGGAACCATACAAGCCCCAGTGATATCATCACTAATTTCAGTAAGAAATGCATTTAAACAGTTATCACCAAAATCCCTTGGTGTATTTAAACCAGTTTCATTTCCGCTTCTAATTTCACTCATCTTATTATTTTATTTTTTTGCTTACTACTATTTCAGTATCTTCAAATCTAGCATCTTTTGTCATCATACCCTCTCTAAATATACCTCCAATCATTTTACCTTTAAAAACACCATCTCTACCAAAGACATAACAATTAGTTAACTCGCAACTTCCATGTACATAAGATGATTCTATTTTAGATTCTACAGCATGTGTGGCTCTATATAAATCGCATCTTAATAAATTAGCACCCTTAAGAACACCTCCATAAAAATTAGAAGTCTCAATATTACCACCTATTTTACAATTTATAAAATCATAACCTTGTAGAAGATAACAGAGCCCAAACTTACCGTCTTTAACTTGAATTCTACCTAAATCACTATCGTAATTAATTATACCAGAAGTCATACCTCCGTTTATAATTAAATCCATAACCTTCTTTTTAATATCAGGCCACCTTAGTTGTATAATTTGTGGGTGGTCTTGTAGATCTACTAGTATGTTTATTTCCGGCCAATATTTATTAATCTTTGTCCAATCTTTAAGGGATTCAGTTATTGGTAAATTCTTATTAAGTATTTTTCTAAGTTCAATTTTATTCTCTTCGGTAAACAGCGGATCATTACATGAATTCCACATTTGCATTAAGAATGCTTCAGTAAGATAGAATACATCTTCTGTTTTATTCTCATAATCTTCACCACCTAAATACCTAAACTCTAAATAATTGCTCTCTTTTTTAGAAAAGTTAATTCCATAATATTTAGTGTCTGCAAATTTATAACTCATTGACGAAATATTACTTCCATCAAAGAAATAAGCTTCATCTTTAGGCATAATCCATTTTATGCTTTTGGCATAAACTGACTTCTCTCTACCTGGAAAGAATTTGTAAACTTGTGCTTCGTTAAAATCAAGAATAAACTTTAAGACGTTCATCTTAGAAATCATTGCAGGATCTTCTAAATATTTTTTATCAAAAGAAAGGTTAATGTGGATTGAAGCTCTATCAGTAGTATATCCGTTCTCTCGGATCCACTTCATCATATTAGAAATCATGATTCTAGCGTTCCTATATGGAATAGGTCCAGTAACTAGCTCTGCTAATCCCTTTCCGCCAGACATATCTGGTTCTAATTTAAACTCGTCAGCCGATGGCTGGAAGTCTGAGTGTGCTTTGGTTTCAAGCCTAATAGGTCGGCCTAAAAGATCACTCAATGATTTTCGAGTCTCTTCTAGGCCGATATTAGAGTAGAATTCGAACTCGACTCCAACTAGTGCAGCATTGAGTATCGTATTACGATCTGAATTCCTATTTAATTTTTGCATCTTAAGAGTATGATATTACGTTTGAATATATATCACGCTTTAAAATGCATAAGTTATTATGGCATCTTTAAGAATACCTTTTTACTTTCTATGTCAATCCTTGTAATCTGTACAGTGATCTTATCACCTGGATTAAAAGCATCAATCAAGCCGTCTTCTAGTTCACTAACATGTAGCAGTCCAGTTACTCCGTCTTCAATGTTTATAAATAAACCATACTCCTTTTTAGTTTTAACAACAGCTTCGACTGTGGTTGGAATTTGATATCTTGTAGCAATATCTAACCACGGGCTAACAACTGCGTTATCCTTTTGAGTTAAGGTGATTTTAGTATTGGACACCACGTCTTTTACTTTAAATTTAATTTCATCACCTGGTTTAATATCCCTTGCTTTAAATGCCGGCATCGTTTCCTCATCTAAGTCATTAATGTGGATCATACCAGTTAAACATTTATTAAATTCAACAAAGACTCCAAATTTTGCAGTTCCAGTAACATTACCTACATAATCAGCATCCATATTATCTTTAACGGCCTGTAGCTCATGAGGTATCATGGCTTGTAAATATTTTCTATGTGATACAACAATCGTACCTCTCTCTGGAGAGAAGCTTACTGGCACAACATACATTTCAGTACCAATAATAGATCCAAAGTCATGTAGCTTGTTAATCCCTGCTAGTGAACCTGGCATGAAACAATCAACGCCTTGTACATTTACAATATAACCACCATT